CGTGGGTCCAGCACCTCCAGCATCCAAAGTATTTATCTTCCATTGTAATAGTGAACGCTTGTGGGTTATCCGCGCCCTTATGGATCGGGCACGTACAGGTGATCCTATCGTACTGTCGAAGGTGTTCAACTCCGAACAGGTCCAATAGGTCTTCTATTCTGAGCGCAACTTTATGCGATAAAACTGCAAGTTCTTCTTTTTTCATTAAAACGGACTTTCTTCATTATCAAAATCATCAACTTCAAACCCAGACTGCTGCTTTTGGTAGTTAAACTTGATTTCGTTTCTTGTAGGTTTCTCTATGATTCTTGCTGTTTCTCCAAGCATTGCGATGTTGATATAATCATAATCATCTAAACCAGCACCGTGCCGTGTAACAACAGGAACTAATTTTCTGTTCCCGTTCTCCCCTTGGTCTTCCGCAATTTCTTCGTCAGACTTATTCTTAAAAATACTAAAACTGCTACACAGCCATACCAGTCTATCAGAGCCGCTTACAACATCAGTGGATTCTTTAGTAATCCCGTCTCGGTTTAATTGAACAAAGCTTAGACACGGGCAATCATACTGCACGCAAAAGTTATGAAGTTGTGTAATTTGGAAACCTAAGACTTGATATTCCTTTAGACTGTCGCTAATTTGTCCAGAGTCCATCAGTTTAAGATAGTCATATATAATCATACAGTCTTTGATTCGACCATTGTCGTCATATCCGACATTTTTGAATAGCCATCTTCTCATTACGGATAGGGTTTCTTCAAAAGGCTTTCCAGCAATGCTGATATAGTCGATGGGAATTTTGTCAAATCTTTCTACAGCGTTATAGACCTTTTCTTTTTCACAAGCGCTTTCCGTAAATTTGCCACTGGCTATGTCATTAATATTGACGCCACTAAAATTAGCCAAAATACGATTAAAATGGTCTTCTTTTGCCATTTCCGTATCTAGTACCAAAACAGGTACGTTTAATTTTTCAGATATATGTATAGCCACATTATCAGCCAACATGCTTTTGCCTACTTTAGGACGCGCCGCGATCAGGTCTACGCATTTTCTTCTGAATCCACCGCCTATCGCTTCGTCAAACCGGATAAACCCGCTAGTCAAACCTAAGAAAGATGAGGGATTTTCTTCTACGTGTGAGACATATTCAGAAACCTCTTTTCCAAGAGTGATTGGTTTATCTTCTACAGAACCGTTTAGTGTCGCAGACATCGCAAAAATGGGCGACTCAGCAATACTAAGTATCTCATCTATTGACTCATCGCCGGTCACATTAGAAACATCAGAAATAATTTGCTTGACTTTATTCTTTATGTTTCTAGCAATCTCTAATTTTTTGAGTTTGACCGCGTGTTTTCTGACATTGGCTAGATCAATATCAACCTCGATAAGAGATTTGATTCCAGCTATAGTAGTCTCTTCCTCTAGGAAGGAGTCCAACCCTAGGTCTTTAGCCACGCTCAAAAGAGAGGGTAAGTCTACGCTAGAGCTACCTTCTAAAACTTTTTCAATGCAACTGTAAAGTATCTGATTTTCTTCAATATCAAACGTGCTTACGTTAATTATATCGTCAACATCTATATACGCATCGATCCCGTATCTCAAGAGGCCGGTTAATACCGCTCTTTCAGATGCAGGATTATTTATTTGACTTGCCATTTTACCTTCTGATACATTTTCCGCAGCGGTGAAATTCACCCTGTACAAGATTAGAGGCGACCTTTTCTGTCTTGCCGCACTTATGACATGACAATTCTACCATCTGGGAAGGAGGCCTGTTCCTAGGAGAGGGCGTAATTTGTGGAGTTTCGATATCTTTCGCCTCTATGCCCTCGTCTACAAACGTGTTGTTTTGACCGCCAACGACAGGTTCAGTTTTGGCTACTCTAGATTTTGCGCCAGACGACTGGGGGGAAACAATAAAATCGCTAAAATCATCTTTCTTCGGGGATGCCTCTTCTAGCTTTACTGGAGTTGGTGATTCTTTTGGACTGGTTGTTACCTGTCCTGTTAATTCTTCAAACCCTACTCGAACAAGATCCATGTCGTTAGTTTCTATGCCAGCTTTCATTTTTTCTAACGGGTTAATCATCCACTTTTTCTCCTGCTAAGCTCTAATAGTGAGTCTGCCATTCTTCTAAGATCCCTAACTTTGTTGTCAAGCCACATGACTCTGCTTTCAGCAGCCAGCTTAACCTCGAACAACTTTTTAGCAAATTCGTCACCGTCTATAACGCTGTAATATTTTTGCTCCCATTTCGTGTACTTATCAAACTGGCTTGCTTGTTTTGAAACTATCATGCCCAGTTGTTTTTCGCACCAGTTTAATTTTACGGTATGCTGATTAGAAATCGATTGGACATAATGACAATAACCGTAAAGAACATAAGCCTTCTCGCAACATTCTTCAGGGGTTAAAGACTCCAACTCTACCGTTTCTAAATTAATGATACTCTCAACTTCTGGGTTGATCTGAATGGAATATATTTGTTCTCCCGAGATATAATTATCTAAGGAGTCAACAAAATAGTCAAGGCTATCGGTTGAGAATTGATTTTTTCCATTCATCGTCTTTACCTCCGTAGGCCAATACAACAATGTCGATCTCGTTTAAATCGCACCATTTGATTTTATCTCTATCCCTAGCCTTAGCTTTTTGAAAACCTCGTTTAGTTTTATGGTAGAATTCGTTGAACTCATAATGCTGTCTGCCATGAACCTCTACGATAAGCTTGCGTGACGGAACGTAAAAATCTGCAAACAGCGTTGAAGACCGCGTCACCGTAGCGCTACCGGGAAGATGGACCTCCTCTAAAATTATAGTGCGAGGAAAGAGTTCACGCAAGATGACTCTTGTTCTTTTATGAAGGCTGGAGCATTTTCTCGTGTTATGCCGAGCGGATTTTCTTCCGAGGTTCCATTCTCTTTCCCGGCCATCAAACCCTGTAATTTTCACAGCATGCTCTTTATTTCTTCTTCGAGTATTTCTAAGGTGACAGGATTACTGCTTAAAAAAGCAGCAACCTTATCTTGTCCTTGAAATTGAAAAAATGACTTTACCGCCTTTTCATCTTCTGTATCTATATCGTTAGCTATAAGTAGATCTTTAACCCTGTCGCTATCTTCAAGAAGATAATTGCAAGTATACCAAGCTCCAGCCTTAGCTATTAGATCTAAATCTACTGCCATTATAAACAACTCTTGAGTTTTGTCAATTCCTATACCGTATTTAAGCCATCCTTGAGCCTCGCTGCCGGGAAAGCCTCCTGCGGCAGAAGTCTTAACTTGCCAATGAATCATTTGTCCAATTTGCTTACCCCCAGATACCCACGGCTTTATATATTTTATTTCTAATATGTTGTCTGTTTGATATTGAATCCCACGACCACCATCAGGTACTTTACTCCTGCCAAAGCCAGAAGTGTTTGCAATTAAATGCGTAATCATAATTACGATAGCTTTTTGTCTTGGTACAATACCGCCTAATTTTTTGCACCAGTTCTTTAGCAGCTTGGGTAGAGATGGACGGTACTGAGCGTTGACATCATCAATCAATTCCTTTTCTGGGATAAGTGATGAAATAGAGTCTACTATCAACACGCAGCCGGGGGTATTTTTGATGTAAAATTCGGCAATATTAAGGAATTGTTCTGCACTCATGGGTTCATCCACGGTGCCAACAATCTTCATTTTTTCAATGTCTAGCCCTTGAATACCCGTAAGGTTTATTGATTTTAACCTGCCTTCTGCATCAAGATATATTACTGGCTTAGAGCCGTATTTTTCTTCCTGACAAGTAGCCGCGAACTGAAGGGCTGTTGTAGTTTTTCCGCTTTTAGGATCACCAGTAAAAGTGACCCAGCCTCCTTCTTGGATACCACCACCTAGAGCCAAGTCTAGAGAAGGACTAACAGGAATGATTTGCAGATTGGATCTTTCTTCAAAAACCTCTAATCCACTTCGTACTACGTGTCCATATTTTTTGATGATATCTTTTGTTACGTCGTCATCCAACGCTGTAGCTATAGCCTTAGCCATCTAAATCCCTCAATTTCTGAATCGTACTTTTCTTGCCAAACGGTTTTCGTGGAGGAGCAGCTTCTTCTGTTACGTACTTTTTAGGTACGACTTTACGATCTTTTTCTTTGTCTACCTTTGTCTGCTCATATTTGATGATATTCTCCAACGCTTTTAGACGTAGTGAATACATCCATCTACCCTTTTGGGACTTGAGAGCATTTATGATAGCGGTTTCATCATACTTCTTAAGAAGTTGGTACGCCCTTGTCACTTGACTTCTGAATTTGGTCTTCCATTTTGTGGTATTCCAAAGTTTGAAAGCTGGAGTACCCTCATTCGCCTTTTCTGCTTCTCTCAGTAAAACCATTTCCGCTATGTATTGAGCGGCATCACATTCTTGTCCAGTCGTAATATGCTTATACTTCTTCATATGATTTGTTCTTGGCAATTAAGCAAATTCCTGCTTTGGTGGGGTCTCTGATTTCAAATTGATCTGGTACGATTTCGGGTAAGCTCCAATGCCTGACCCGTAACTCATTGTTCTCCAACACTCCTACTATGAAAGCGTGATTGGTTCTGTCTCCGAACATAAATTTTCCGGCGCATTTACAGAAATAATAGCCGTCGCCTCCTTCTCCGACAACCTCAACATGGGACCGATTTTTAATTTTCATTCCGGCGATATGGAGGCTGTTCTTTTTACAGTGTATGCCTAGCCTTTCCCATGCGCTGTGCGGCTCTGTGTCAGGCCTGTCGTCGTCCTGATAGACGGTTGTTCCATCGGACAACGTAACGATCCAAATGGGGTTACTGTCGGCATACTGATTGATGTATCCGTCAATAGAAGTGCTTATCGACATCTAGTCTTTGATCCTATGTATAAAAGTTGAATTGCTCGCTCTTTTAGGAGGGTTGGCCTTAGACGCATCGGCTCTTTCAGAAGCAGCCGGTGTCATAACAGTAACCCCTCTACCTTTTTTATGGCCGAATAATTCTCCAGCAATCAGGGTTTCTTTCTGTTCGTCCTGAGCCTTAGAAGTGTGTTCTGTCTTAGGTTTAGAATTTAGATATTTTGATATGATCTTTTGGTTTCTATTTAACTCTTCGGCAATATCTTTAACATCTTTATCAGAATGATTATCGATGTAAAATTTTTCAACTCTGTTTAACGGGCCGCTTTTTTTAGACATGAATATACTCTCTTTCTGCTCTAATGAGGGACTCACCATTCTTTGTCTTTAGGTAATTGAAATAGAGATCGAATATGGTCTCGCTGACCTTTCTAAATTCGGCAAGCCTTACTTTTGTCGCGTCGATCCCCTGCGGGTCAAACATTTTACCCCTAAAAAATTTAACGTAGCAAAAGCTGGTCTGTTTTTCGTTCTGGGTAATGACGTGCATCTTCGCACAAACCCGGTGAGTTTCTTCCGTTGTCTCTTTACCGTTGCCTAAAATGTACCTATGGTTTATTACTTTCGCAACCTCTCCAAAATCTTCGTGTTTATCTATCATGTTAATTCTCTATGGATTTAGAGTGTATCTCTACATAATCTTCTTGGTCTTGATCTATTCTGACAAATCTGCTATGTTCTGTTCCACCGATGTAAAACTCGCCAGTAATTTCTTTATTGAAGCTCTCGCCCCCACACCCCTCGTTTTCGCAGATTACTTTAACGATAGTCACCCTGCTTGATTCTTTAGTTTTCCATATGTCAACATGTTCAGTGTCACAGTCAGGGCATTTTATAAAAGTATGTCCCAGATCAACTATGCCATGAATAGGAGTAGGTTCTTCACTGCTCATTTTTTCCCTTCCTGAATGTATTTCTTTTTCTGTTCAGGAGTCATCTTGAAAACTTCGTTTTGAGACGCGCCTCCACCCTTATGATACCAAGGCTGGTCCTTTTTGTCAACATTTTTGCCCTTGTTTTGTTGCAGTTGTTTCTTATCCAATTCATATCTACCAAATTTAGCAGTGTTTCTTTCTGCTAATTGTCCAAGGGTTGTAGGTTCCGCTCTTGCAAAAGCTGTAAAACAGCCTAAAACCCGCTCTAGTTTATGCTTCTTGCAGGACGGGCATTTTTTTTTGGCCTTGTATTTTTTCATCTCCTGACTTTCAGAAAATTCGTATCTACAAGCTGAACATCTATATTCATATTCTGGCATCTTATTGTTCCAAATAATATAACAGGTAAAATTGTAGCATCGTCAATATCACTATAGAAACCCAAGCAAAAAAACTTTTATAGTGATACAAGAATATTAGAAACCCAAGGGCCAAAATTGTTCCAGCCATTTTTACGCCCATAAATAACGCGACACTTCCGTCATCCAGCCTGATTAAGTACCGCCCTATAGGATTCTCCTCGTTAAAAATCATTGTATCTTGATTTTTCACAGCCCAGTATAAATCGATTGCAGAAATCAGTCCGATGGCTACCCACATAGCCGCGAAGAAAAACTTGTGACCTCTTTCTGCTATCAATTTAGTCATCTTCCAGCCTTTCTAAGATGCTTGATATGATTTTGTTTCTGATTATATCACACCGTTCTAACTCGACAATACTAACGCCTTTAAGGTTGTCAAGCCTGTCTACACACTCCTCCAAGGCTCCACTGATGCTGTGTGGTAGATCGGTCTGTTCTATGTCTCCGTTAATCACGCATTTAGACCTAGAACCCATCCTTGTGATTAACATTTTTATTTGCTGGTACGTAGCGTTCTGCGCTTCGTCCAATATTATAAATGAGTTATGAAAGTTTCTCCCCCTCATGTATTCCAAGGGACAGATTTCTATTAGGTTCTCCTTTAAAAGTTTTTCAACAGCGTCCTTTGACAAGTACAAATTCATCTCCTCAAAGATCGGAACCAAATAGGGATGTATCTTATCCTGAAAAGTTCCGGGTAGAAATCCCAACCCTTTGCCAGATTCCACTACTGGTCTAGTGACTATAATTTTAGACACCTTGTTCTCCACTAGATACTGGCAAGCCAAGCCTACAGCAATAGTAGTCTTCCCTGTGCCCGCTGGACCAGTGCATATTGTGACATCAGCTTCAACCATAGCTCTAATGTATTTAGCCTGATTCTCCGTTTTGGGTTTGAGTTGTCTGCCTACAGACTTTTTTCTTTTCATATTATATACCTGATGAACCGAACCCGCCGTCACCTCTACCGGTTTCGTTCAGGTCTTCCACTTCCCTCAGATAAAAATCGCCCACCTTTTGGATTAGAATTTGAGCTATCCTGTCCCCTGAACTTAACCGATAGGGACGGTCATTACTATTGTACAAGCAGACTTTGATTTCTCCTCTATATCCTGCGTCTACTACACCGGCAAATCTGTGAATACCCTTCGTTCCCATCGACGACCTATCCCAAATTAATCCCGCATACCCCCTAGGGATAGCCATTGCTATTCCGGTTGGAACCAGTTTAGTTTCTCCGGGGTTTAAAATAGCAGACCCACTTACTACGGCATACAAATCATAGCCAGCATCTAACAGATTTGCTTTGGTCGGGATTGTAGCATCAGGGTCTAATTTTTTAACTGAAATGCTTCCTACTGTTGACGATATCGCCATGGTTCCTGTTCTCCTATATTAAGTCGCATTTTCCTCCAGAGCAAGCTAATTCTTGTTCTGGTTTGGTGTTATCATGTTCTTCAATGCAGGTTGTGTATTCTACTGTCTGGTATGAACGCTTTACATCAACCCATTGTTTCCAGTTATAAACATCTTTCATGCAATAGGTTAATCGCTTAATGTCTCCATCCATGTATTTGTCAGAAAACTTTTGGCATCTCTGCTGCCACTCCTTCTTGCCATTGCCTTTAATTTTGTCTCC